CAGTGGTGGTAACGTTGGGATCGGGACTACTAGTCCAGACAGTTTACTTCAAATTGGAGAAAGTTATGCTGCTACCCCTGGAACTAATAAAAAAATTATTGCTAATATAGGTGGATACTACTCTACTGCTAATGGCTTCCAATACCAGGCATTAGGTTTCACGGGAACAACTTTTGATGAATCGGATATATCTGGTCAAACAGGTAGTGAGACATCAAAAAACTTTTACATAGGTCTATTCTCAGATGTTGGATATTTTAATACAAACAGGTTTTCAATTTATCAAGGAGGAGCTGAAAGGCTTAGTATGAAGCAGGGTGGTAACGTAGGTATTGGCACTACGAACCCATCGGATAAATTAACTGTAGAAGGTAATATATCTATTGGAAGCTCTTATAAGCTTTATAACGGAGCAGCTAGCGACTCTGCTGGAATCACCTTCCCTGGTAGTTTTACACGTATTGATGGATTTAATGGTATAACATTTAATTCTAGTACTACCAATGTAGGAAGTCAGACTGAACGTATGCGCATTACTAACAGTGGCAACGTTGGTATTGGTACTACTAGTCCTGCACAAAAGCTAGATGTGGTTGGCAAGATGAAGATCAGCGATGATATCATCTTAGCTCAAACAAACGGAAGAATAGATTACGATAACGGAGTTTCAACTGGAGCTTTAAGATTCTGGTCAACCAATGGTGGCGCTGAAAGAATGCGTATTACCTCAGCAGGTAACGTTGGTATCGGGACGACTAGTCCTTACACACCACTAGAAATTTCATCAACTGACCCTGTTATTAGGTTAAATGTAAAATCTGGTGTTGCTGATAAAAGCAATTATGAAATAAGAGGTATTGGTGCTTCAGGATATGAAGGGATTCAATTTAGAGCCGTAAACGATGCTAACAGTGTGTATACATCACTTATGATGATAGAGCAAGGCGGCAACGTAGGTATTGGTACAGATAGCCCTAGCTACAAACTAACTGTTTCTAGTGGCACTGCTGACATCGGCATACTAACAGCTTCGTCAGACTCTGGTTCTTACGTAGGATTCTTGGATAACGCTACATCTACCATACCCAAAATTGGTGCGGTAGGTAACAAGCTTATACTAGACGCATCTCAGTATGTAGGTATCAAAAGAACGGATCCATCATACGCGCTTGATGTCAGCGGTACTATCCGCGCAACAGGTAATGTGATCGCTTACTCAGACGCACGCGTTAAAGAAAATGTAGAGACAATACCTAATGCTCTTGACAAAGTCAAAGCAATGCGAGGTGTTAACTACAACAAGATAGGTGAAGAGAAACGTGAGATTGGTGTTATAGCACAAGAGGTATTAGAAGTATTACCAGAAGTTGTACATCAAGATGAGCAGGGTATGTACTCTGTTGCTTACGGTAATATTGTCGGCGTATTAGTTGAAGCTATTAAAGAGCTTACTAAAGAAGTGGAAGACCTTAAAAAACAATTAAAATAAATGGCGGTTCCAAGCACAGGCACATTGACAATGCTGGGTATAGCTCAAGAAAGGTTATACAACACTTACGGTAGCGGTACGATTAGTAACCCTATCTTAATGACAGATTTAATTAACGGTGGTGGTCTAAATAATTTTCCAGCATTAAACACATCAAGTCCGTCTAAACCAAACACTTCTACACCACACGCGATGAATGAGTGGTATGGATATGACCAAGATGCCGCAGCGTCAGACTTCTTTGCCTTAATCAATAGCGGTACATCAAGCTCTGGTGCATCGTGTGCTAGCGAAGGACCAGACAATCTTACACTATACCACGGAACAGGTGGCGCTTACGCGTGTCCTACGGTAACCACTACTGTATATTCTGATGCTGCGAAAACTAATCCTTTTAACGGTGGTAGTAATTGGTGGCATTCACCAACCTGCGGAGCTGCTTATAATATCAGTCCTACCGGAATTGTTGAGAGCGTAGTTTCATGTGTTGAAAGTGGTAACATATCAGAGGAGGGTTCTCCTGAAAGTGAAGAAGGTTGTGGGCTTGAGGTTATTAATCTGGTATATAAAAGCGGGCCATCAGCAACGCCTTCGGTAGGCGAAACACTTTGGTCAGACTCTCAATTAACCAACCCTTACCAACCTGGTCCTGGCTTTAACCTTTGGTATACTTACCAAATAGCAGGCACCACTACTCAATACGCTTTATTGCTGGTTCAGAACGGGCCAGACACATATATAGAAGGCGTAAACAGCTGTGCTTAAATTAAAATAAACATCAATAAATAAATAAACAAAAACAACAATGGCAACAATTTACACATGGGATTGCAAAACAGTAGACGTTTACCCTACAGAGGGAGCAAACACGGATGTGGTGTACAATGTACACTGGAGATTAACAGGAACATCTGATCAGCTTGATCCAGCAGGTAACGCTTACTCGGTTACAAATATCGGTACAGAAATGATCGATACAAGTGACATCACAAACTTCATACCTATTGAGGATGTAACTAACGCAGAAGTAACTGCATGGGTTGAAGCATCTATGGGTGCTGAACAAGTAACAGCTTTGGAAGCGAGTATACAATCAGCAATTGATTTACTTATAACTCCAACATCTATTACAATGCAAATAGGCGGCGGTGAGTAAGCTACTTAACTTGCTGACTGGTGGCGGTACTTCGCTTATAGACAAAGCAGTGGGCATCGCTGACAAGTTTATAGAAACCCCTGAGGAAAAGAAAGCTTTCATAGAAAAGGCTTACGAACAGGAGATTGAAGACCGTCGCGCTGCGCGTGATTTAGGAAAGAATAAGGTTACACCTGACATACTAACATATGTAACATTAGTTATTGCGTTAGGATTGGCTACAGCAGTGTTCACAGACTATTTAGACTGGAAAAATCTATCTGAAGTACAGAAGGGATTGATAACTACGTTTAGTGGTTTCTTCTTGCGTACTTTAGGAGATGTTTACGGTTATTGGTTCGGTTCATCTATGGGTTCAACCGATAAGACTAAAGACTTAACAAAGCTTATGCGTAAGTAATTATAGAATAATAGGTATAAAACAACCAAAAACAAAAAACCAAAATGACTTTTTATTACCAAACAACCTCCTATTCAAACCAGGAGCCAACAAAGGAGCTTATAGAGTTCTGGGAATTAGCCGCCAATAAGAAAAACTGGCGTATTGTCCAACTACCAAACGGATTCTTTCAGACAGAAATAAATGCTGTCGGTGAAGAATGGAAAGATGTAACGCGAAGGGAGAGCATTGAAGCAGCCGAATCTGCTATTGATAGTTCAATCTTACACTATGCTAAAAAAGTGGAATTATCCAAAGGACCAGTAGTAGTTAAAACATTTTAAAAACAATTTAATCAAATTTAATTAAATGGAATTTAACAACCCTAGTGAGATCGTTAAAGATCTTACATTTGGCAAAGAAGCCAACGAAAAAATAATGGCCGGTGTCGATAAGTTGACTAACGCAGTGAAGTCCACCTTAGGTGCTTCAGGTAAATGCGTGATATACGAAGATGCTCTAGGCCGACCGGTGATAACAAAAGACGGTGTAACGGTTGCAGAATCAGTAGTCTTACATGACCCGGTCGAAAATATAGGAGCTACACTTGTAAAAGAAGCTGCTAGAAACACTGTGCGTGAAGCAGGGGATGGTACCACTACAGCTACCGTCCTCGCTCATGCTTTACTACAAGAGTTTACAAAAGAAACTAATGAAAGCGAAATTAGAGAGATTAAAGCAGGCATTGAAAGCTGTGCTAAAGAAATTATGGTTCATCTTGATGATACCAGTTTACCGGTTGAGGGTGACATGCTACAGCAAGTTGCTTACATTAGCTGTAACAATGACAAAGAGCTTGGAGAAAAGATTGGCGAAGCTTTTGACCGTGTTGGAAAAGATGGTGTCGTATTGATGGAAGAATCTGAAACAAATGAAACTTACGTTGATTTTGTTGAAGGTACCCAATTTGATTCTGGTTTAAAATCACCACACCTCATTACAGATCGTGATAAAGGTGTTGCTGTTTTAGACAATCCTTACGTGCTTATTGTCTCTTCTTCTATATCTAGTATTAGGAAGATACAAAGTGTCCTAGAACACGTTGTGAAGACCAGCAGGAGTCTTTTAATAATAGCAGATGTAGAACAACAAGCGTATCAAACACTCGTGGCTAATAAAGTTAAAGGAAACATTAAAGTTAACATTGTAGACATACCTGGTTTTGGAAATACGAAAGCAGATACATTAGATGACTTAGCTATGCTCACAGGAGCAACGGTTATTAACGAAGAGCTTGGTGACGACTTAGATTTAATTGACCCTGAAGTATTAGGCGAAGTAACTAAGGCAGTAACAAATAACAAGAACACTATATTACAAGTAGATGTTGATCCTCAAACATTGAGTGAGCGCATTGAAGACGTAAGAAAAAAAGTATCCGAAGAAACAAACGGTTACATTAAAAATAAATTAGAGCAACGTTTATCGATGCTTACTGGTAAAGTAGGTATCATCCACGTAGGTGCTGATTCAAGAGTTGAGCTAAAAGAAAAGAAAGACCGTGTTGAAGACGCGATTTACGCTACGCAAGCTGCTCTAAAAGAAGGCATTGTACCGGGTGGGGGCATTGCTTTATTATACGCATCACAGAATATAAAATCAAAAGGACCTGGGTACAAGTCTTTGCTTACAGCTATTCGTTCACCGTTTAATATTATAATGGAGAACGCAAACATTAAAGTAACCGAGCCTATTGTTAAAAAAGGTGAAGGCATTAATGCTATCACTGGGGAAAGAGTTGATATGATTGAAGCTGGTATTATTGATCCAGTGCTAGTTACAAAGACAGCGCTTAAAAACGCTATAAGTGTAGCCACAACTATTATGTCAGCTGATTGTATAATCTCAAATATGCGCCTCAATGAAAGCAATTAATTATTATATAGTAATAAAGAAAATCAAGGAGGCAGCTAAAACGGTTGCTGGCCTTGAACTTACTGAGCAACAAAATAGTGACGTTAGGTACTTAAAGGCAGAGGTGGTAAGCTGCGGACATTTAGTTGTAGGTGTTTTCACTGGTGATATTATAAAATATGATAAGCATGCTGGTCACGGTATAGAATGGGGCGATGAATTGTACCATGTTATTACCGCTCAAGATGTTGTTCTTGTAGAATGAGAATAACACCTGAAGACCTTCGTGAAATGAATCTGTTAAAGTATTATAGATTAATTCGCAAATGGGCTTGCAAAACTTATGAAATAACCGATGCTGATATTGAATTGCTGATATATCTAGATTGTAAAGACAGGTTTACACGCGATGATTTTATTAATGGTACTTACACCTACTCTTGGGATAAAGACCGGTGGGAGAGGCTCAGACGCGAAGGGTGGATAGAAGTATGGAGAAATCGTAATAGAACAACTATTAAGTATAGTGTATTTAAGACTTCACAGAAAACGAAGAGGTTGATTACGCGCATGTACAACATAATGCTAGGATACGAGGACCTACCTACAACAGAAGCTAGTAAGTTCTATAAGAACAAAACATATACGGATAAGGTTTACAATAAAGCTATAGACGATATGATAAAAGATAAAAATAGATGAATAGTATACCTATAACGCAAAAGGCAAAAAACAGTATTGGCAGGCTACCTGTGATGCAGGAAGTAACAATTGATGCTGCGGGTAAAAAGCCTATTAACATTAAAGAAGCTGTAAACAATGTTCCAACTCAAAGATAAGAGCACTCTATTCGGTATCGATAAAGATACATCCACCCATGACACACCAGTCTTTAAGAAAGATCTTGAAGGTGGCGTTATGGCAGAGGCAAATAGAGATGGAACTATATTTGTTCAAAAAGGTTTGTCTACAAAACAAACACGAGATGCTGTTGAGCATGAGAAGGTGCATCTAGATCAGATGGCGGCAGGCAGATTACAGTATGATGAAAACACGGTCACGTGGAAAAAAGATACAAGATCACCAGCAAGGGTATATCAAAGGCTAACTATGAACGAAGGCGATCCTAATTTCGAATGGGAGAAAGAGGCATATAAAAAATAACGGGGCTACACTGGGCGTGCAGGAAAAGGATTTCGCTACCATTTATTCATTTTATGTCGCCCACCCCAATTCACTTAATACTACTATGAGAAAATCATTCAAAGAACAAGCTAGAGAATTAGACGCTATATCAGCAAAGCAAAACGCTCGTGGCTTCCAAGAAAAATCAGGGCAAGGTCCTAGACAAGGCGTAGGTGGTGAAGAGAGCCCTATGAAAATGAAGAAAAATTTCTACGGAGGTGATGCTTACTTTGCTGATGGATATAGTGGTAATCTCACTAGCCCCGCTAAGGCTATGCCTATAACACAAAAAGCTAAATCAAAATAATAAAGATATGAATAAGCCAATCACAGCACGCGTTCAAGCGGCTATTAAAGCAGGCAGAGTCCAGCAACCAATTCTTAATGTAGGCGAAGTGTCTCCTGCTAAGAAAATGGGTGGTGGATGTGGATGTTCTGGTAAATGTAAATGCTAGTATGCCTTACACTCAACCAACCTCTCCGTTTAATAAGCTAAAGAAAACTACCAAAGGAAAAGGTCGTCATTTTTTAAGTGCCAAAGAAGGTGCTGGAATGACAGCCGCAGGTAGGTCAGCATACAACAAAGAAACTGGTGGTAACTTAAAAGCACCCCAGCCTGGTGGTGGCAAGAGACGTACATCTTACTGCGCTAGATCAAAAGGACAGATGAATATGCATAATATTGACTGTTCTAGCACCCCTGATAAAAGAATCTGCGCAGCACGCCGTAGATGGAAATGTTAATAGATCCCATATAGCCTTAGATATCAGGTAAATTGAGTAATATTATAATAAGATAATTAAATTATATTAAACCAAAAAAAGATGAAAAAAGTGGAAGACGCAAAAGTAGAAGCAATTACAGCAAGCGAGCTAAAAAAATTGCAGGAAATGGTAGGTGGAATGAATCAACTTCAAACTACTATCGGTGGTTACGAAGCACAGAAGCATGACCTATTACACCAATTAGCGGGAGCTAAAAACGAATTATCAGAATACCAAAAAGAACTCACTGAGACCTACGGAGATATTCAGATTGATTTGAAAGACGGTACTATCGCGCCAGCAGATGCAGGTAATAAGGAAGATTAGTATTGGGAAGGACTATAAAAATGACGCCATGCACTATTCTGTTGGACAGGAAGTGTATGGTGGTCATACCATAGTCAATATACTCGAGGAAGAAGACAAGTACTCCGTATATATTCAAAAGGGCGATCTGTTAATGCCTTGGAAAGATTTTAATAAGAACATGGCAATATCGATCGAATACGATCTTAAGTGGTGATGCAAAGCGTTTACAACTTTATAGTTAGCCCAAAGAATGGGCGATCTACTAGTGAGAAAATAATAGATGGCAAGAAATTGCTATTAAATACAGAAGTACAAAACCATCATTATACCAATAGATTTGGAATAGTAAACAGTGTGCCTAAGATAACCGATGGCATAATAGAAGCTGGCGATGAGATAATAGTACACCATAATGTCTTTAGAAGATTTAGAGACGTTCGTGGTAAAGAAAAAGATAGCAAGTCGTTTTATAAAGAAGACATGTTCTTCGTATACCCTGAACAGGTGTATGCTTATAAAAGAAATGGCAAATGGAATGCTTTACCTGGTTATTGTTTTATACAGCCTATAGCGAACAAAAAACAATTTTCTTTACATAAAGAAGTGGAAGCGGTAGGAATAATTAAATACGCTAGCGAAGACTTTGAAAGTGGCGCGCTAGTTGGTTTTGTACCAGGTATGGAATACGAATTTAATATTGGGGGACAACGACTATATCGTGTGCCTACGAATAAAATAACAGTCGAGTATGAATATCAAGGAGACGAAGAGGAGTATAATCCTGGCTGGGCATAAAGCAGTTGAGGAACTCATTAAGGTTGCTGGCGAAAAGATAGTCGATTCAGGTGATGATATATCAGCTGATAGATTAAAGAATGCAGCAGCAACTAAAAAGCTTGCGATATTTGATGCCTTTGAAATTTTAACAAGAATTGAAGAGGAACAAAGAGTACTGGATAACAAACCTAAAGAAGATAAAAAAGAAGCGTTTTCTGGGTTTGCTGAAAAACGCTCTAGGTAATGTACGAACAGAACTTAGTAAAAACCGTAGAACCTATAAAGCATACCACGCTGCATCGTCTAAACAAAGGCAAGAAGTGGAAGTATGGTTATAACAAAGAGCAAGATCTTATTGTTATAAGCAAGACAGGCCAAGTCGGGGAGATCATTGATATACAAGGTTTAGTAATTGGTTTACCGCCTGAGCCTAAAAACTTAAGCAAAGGAGCGGATAAATGGGTGGTTCAAGACTACCCTAACGCGCTTAAAAACATTAAGAGTATATTTGATTGGCAAACATATCCAGATGAGTTTAAAGCACAATGGGAAGGTTATATAGATGAAGAATTCAACAGGCGTGAGAACGGTTATTGGTTTTATAACAACGGCAAGCCAACTTTTATTACTGGCACTCATTACATGTACCTGCAGTGGAGCAAGATCGATGTCGGTAATCCCGATTACAGAGAAGCCAATAGGATATTCTATATCTTCTGGGAAGCCGTTAAAGCAGATACAAGAGCTTACGGAATGTGCTACCTCAAGAATAGACGGAGTGGATTCTCATTTATGGCATCGGGAGAAACCGTCAACCTTGCAACCATATCAAGTGATGCAAGATTCGGTATCTTATCCAAGTCTGGATCTGATGCTAAGAAAATGTTTACCGATAAGGTTGTACCGATATCCCTTAACTACCCGTTTTTCTTCAAGCCTATACAAGATGGTATGGATAGACCGAAGACTGAACTGGCATATAGGGTTCCTGCTTCTAAGCTAACTAGAAAATCGATGCAAGCAAAAGACATCCGCGTAGAAATGGAAGGTCTTGATACCACAATTGATTGGAAAAATACCGGTGATAACTCTTATGATGGTGAAAAGCTAAAGCTTTTAGTACATGATGAAAGTGGTAAGTGGGAAAGACCAGATAACATATTAAACAACTGGCGCGTTACTAAGACGTGTTTGCGATTAGGTAGCCGTATCATAGGTAAATGTATGATGGGGTCTACCTCAAATGCGTTGGACAAAGGTGGAGAGAACTTCAAGAAGTTATACAACGATTCTGACGTAACAAAAAGAAATAATAACGGACAAACCAAATCCGGCTTATACAGTTTATTTATACCGATGGAATGGAACTACGAAGGTTTCATTGATCAACATGGGCAACCTGTATTTAGCACACCAGAAGATGATACCATATTAGATCCGTTTGGAGACACTATTGATACTGGTGTTATAGATTACTGGGAAAACGAAGTTGATGGTCTTAAAGGCGATCAAGACGCTTTGAATGAATACTACAGACAGTTTCCGCGTACAACAGAGCACGCATTTAGAGATGAGACTAAAAATAGTATATTTAATCTAGCAAAAATCTACGAACAGATTGATTATAACGACGACTTGCGTAATACTAATGTTATAACCACCGGTAATTTTCAGTGGGTATCAGGAGTAAAGGACACTAAAGTAGTGTTTATGCCAAGTCCTCAAGGGCGTTTTAAAGTATCTTGGATACCTAACGCGGATGTACAAAACAGATCAACTATCAAAAATGGTGTAAGATACCCAGGCAACGAGCACATGGGTGCTTTTGGTTGTGATAGCTACGACATTTCAGGTACTACTGATGGCAAAGGCTCTAAAGGTGCACTGCATGGACTGACTAAGTTCAGCATGGAAGATGCGCCACCTAGCACATTCTTTTTAGAATACGTAGCTAGGCCTCAGACTGCTGAGATATTTTTCGAAGACGTACTCATGGCGTGCGTTTTTTACGGAATGCCAATACTTGCTGAGAATAACAAGCCACGACTGTTATACTACTTTAAGCGTAGAGGATACAGGGGTTATTCGATGAACAGACCTGACAGATTATGGAACAAACTTTCCGTAACTGAGAAAGAAATTGGTGGTATACCAAACTCTAGTGAAGATATTAAGCAAGCTCACGCTGCAGCCATCGAAATGTACATAGACAAGTATATAGGCTTAAAACAAGATGGGACATATGGAAGCATGTATTTCAATGAAACGCTTAGCGATTGGTCTAAATTTGATATTAACAACAGAACTAAATTTGATGCTGCTATCAGCTCTGGTTTAGCTATTATGGCTTGCCACAAAGATATGTATAGACCGAATGCTACATTACAAAGACCTAAATTAAATCTCAACATTGCGAAATACAAGCAAGATGGAGAAATATCGAAAATAATAAAATAACAATATGGCTGAATCAGTTGTAAATAGTTTTTTCCCGAGCCAGGTTGCTAGTGACCAAGAGAAAATGTCAGAAGCATATGGCATTCAAGTTGGTCGAGCTATTCAAAATGAATGGTTTGATGGTAGCCAAGGAAGTGTTAGATTCACAAGTAATCAAGACACCTTCCACGCTTTGCGATTATACGCAAGGGGTGAGCAACCAGTTCAGAAATATAAAGATGAAATGTCTATTAACGGCGATTTGTCTTATCTTAATTTAGATTGGAAGCCTGTTCCTATATTATCGAAATTTGTAGACATTGTTGTTAATGGTATTGCTGATCGTTCTTTTGATATTAAAGCATACTCGCAAGACCCGTACGGGGTTAATAAGCGTACTAAGTACATGGATTCAATTATTCGTGACTTGCAAACGAAAGAAATAAATGATTTTGCAGAAGAGGCTTTTGGTATTAATCTATACGAAAACGATCCTTTAGCCTTACCTGGCTCTAAAGAAGAGCTTGAGTTGCATATGCAGCTTAGCTATAAGCAGGGCATTGAAATTGCAGAAGAAGTAGCTATCAATACTTTATTTGACGGTAATAAGTTTGATTTAACAAAAAGAAGAGTATACTACGATTTAACGACTATTGGATTAGGCGCTATTAAAAACACTTTTTCTGAAGCAGAAGGAGTATTAGTAGAGTACGTTGATCCAGTTAACCTGGTATATTCATATACTGAATCACCATATTTTGAGGATATATACTATGTAGGTGAGGTCAAAAGCATACCCCTTAACGAATTAAAAAAGCAGTATCCACATCTTACACAATCAGACTTAGACAAAATAAAGTCAGAGGGTTCTTACAATCTTACAAGCTCCGCAAATCAGTTCGGTAACAACCAACGTACTTACGATGGTAATACCGTGCAGGTGCTTTACTTTAATTATAAGACCTACATGAATGAGGTTTACAAGATTAAAGAAACACTATCAGGCGGTGAAAAAGTCTTGTTAAGAGACGACCAGTTTAATCCACCAGAAGACTCTGAAGGTTTCGCTAAAGCATCACGCTCATTAGAAGTGCTTTATGAAGGTGCAATGATATTAGGCACGAGTACATTATTAGAATGGGGCATGGCTAAAAACATGATGCGTTCTAAGAGCGATTACAATAAAGTAAAAATGAATTACAGTATTGTAGCACCTAGAATGTACAAGGGCCGCATAGAATCGATTGTAAGCCGTTGTACTGGTTTTGCTGATATGGTACAGCTTACACATTTAAAAATGCAACAGGTGTTATCTAAGATGATGCCTGATGGTGTTTATATGGATGCCGATGGACTTGCTGAAATTGATTTGGGTAACGGTACAAACTATAACCCTCAAGAAGCTTTGAATATGTTCTTCCAAACAGGTTCTGTTATTGGTAGATCATTTACACAGGAAGGTGATATGAATCCAGGCAAGGTGCCTATTCAGCCTTTACAAACAGGAGCAGGTGGTCAGAAGCTTCAAACATTAATTCAAACGTACAACTACTATCTACAAATGATACGTGATGTAACGGGATTAAATGAAGCTCGCGACGGATCATCACCAGATGCAAGAGCATTAGTTGGTGTGCAGAAGCTTGCGGCAGCAAACTCAAATACAGCAACAAGACATATATTAGATGCTGGTTTATTCCTTACAGCTGATATAGCTGAATCTTTATCATTGAGAATATCAGACATACTAGAGTACAGCCCCGCTAGAGAAGCCTTTATACAAAAAATCGGTGGATTTAATGTAGCTACACTAGAAGAGCTAAAAGAATTGTATTTATATGACTTTGGAATCTTTATCGAGCTAACGCCTGATGACGAAGAGAAAGGAATGCTTGAGAACAATATACAGACAGCATTGTCGGCGGGTCTAATCGACTTGTCCGACGCTATCGATATTAGGGAGGTCAAAAACCTTAAGCTTGCTAATCAGCTATTAAAACTGCGTAGAAAACAAAAGCAGGAACGCGATCAGCAAATGCAGCAAGAAAATATACAAGCCCAGGCACAAGCAAACGCACAAGCTCAACAAGCTGTTGCGCAAGCTGAAATGCAAAAGGAACAAGTAAGTATGCAGGGCAAAATGCAGCTAGAGCAAATGAAGTCTCAATTAGATGCGCAGAAGATGCAAGCTGAGATTGCTGCTAAGAAAGAATTGATGGCATTAGAGTTCCAATACAACATGCAGATTAAGGGATTGGAAACTGAAAGTCAAAAGTCTAAAGAGACCCAAAAAGAAGATCGTAAAGACAATAGAACAAAACTACAAGCTACGCAACAAAGCGAGCTTATAGATCAAAGAAAAAATGATTCACCACCTAAGAACTTCGAATCCTCTGGAAACGATATACTTGGCGGCGGGTTTGGCTTAGGTACCTTTGAACCTAGGTAATTATAGTAATAATAATTTTATAATATCTTATCATGAGTGAACAAAACGAACCGGTAGTAGGCGTCGATGAAGACGGTACTATCAAACTAGACCTAAGGCCTAACGCAACACGGGAACCAATAGCTGAGGAAGCACCCGTACAAGAAGAGCCTGCGATTGTAGAAGAAGCACCAGTAGAAGACGTTGCGGAAGAGCAGCCTGTTCAAGAAGCAGAACCTGCACAAGAGGTAGCAACAGGATCAATGCTACAAGAAATTATAGATGAAGAAATTGAAGTTGAAGCTGAAAAGCTACAGAGCGATTTAACTGAAGCTATTGTTGAATCTCTTAACGAAGGTGTTGATTTACCAGATAACATTCAAAAAGTTGTTGACTTTATGGATGAGACAGGCGGGACATTAGAAGACTATGTTAAGTTAAATACAGACTATTCGTCATTAAACGAAGATCAATTACTTCGTGAATATTACGAAACAAAATACAAAGCTTACGACAGAGAAGATATTGACTTCTTATTGAATGATAAATTTTCTTATGACGAAGAGCTTGACGATGAACGCGAAGTACGTTTAAAGAAATTAGAACGTAAGCAAGCGATATCAGAAGCTAAAAATCATTTAGACGGTCTTAAGTCTAAATATTACGATGAAATTAAGGCTGGCTCTAGGTTAAACCCTGAACAGCAAAAAGCGGTAGAATTTTTCAATCGCTATACAAAAGAGAGTGAAGAATCTGCTAAGATTGCAGAACAACAAACCAGTAGGTTTAAACGCGAAAGCGCGAAAGTGTTCAACGAAAGTTTTCAAGGGTTTGATTACGAAGTTGGAGACAAGAAGTATCGCTTCAAAGTTAACGACACTGGCAAGGTTAAGGAAACTCAAGGTGACATTAATAACTTTATCAAGAAGTTCTTGGACGAAAAAGGGGAAATGTCAGATGCTAAGGGTTACCATAAATCGTTGTTCACAGCAATGAACGCCGATAAAGTCGCGCAACACTTTTATGAGCAAGGGAAAGCCGACGCTATAAAAGATAGTATGGCCCGTACAAAGAACGTTAACATGAATCCGAGAGGGGTTCACGAAGAGGTAACGACTTCTAATGGATGGAAAATACGTGCGGTTGGTGATAACACTAGTAGTTCTAAGCTCAAAGTGAAATTCAAAAAATAATAATCCATAAAAAATAAAATTATGGCTTTTGCAACCTCGCCAAGTACATTGGCAAATTTAAATCACCTAACTCCACGCCCGGTTAAAGGCTTGTTTGGTGACAATTACATTCCCGTCAATCAGATGGATTTTACACAACAGTTCCTTCCTGAGGTCTACGAAAAAGAAGTAGAGCGTTACGGAAACAGAACTATTGGTGGTTTCCTACGTATGGTGGGCGCTGAGATGCCTATGGCTTCTGATCAAGTAGTTTGGTCTGAACAAGGTCGTCTGCACATCGCGTATGATGATGTTAAGCTTGCTTCAACAAGCACATTGGAAATTACCCAAACTGCTGCACTTCCTTCTTTAATCGGACCGGGAATGACTTTAGTAGTTAGCCAAAGCCTTGCGGCCGGAGCTATCACTACTTTTAAAGCGTTTGTTACAGAGGTAGCAAATACTTCAGCCACTGTTCAAACAGTTACTTTTAAAGCTTATGACACTGCTGCTGGACTTGCTCCTGCTGGTATTGCTGTTGATTCTGCTGATTTAAGTCTATTCGTATTCGGTTCTGAATATGGTAAAGGCTCTAAAGATGCAGGTAACTCGCTTGATGCTTCTTTCACTACTTTCTCTAACCAGCCAATTATCCTACGTGATAAGTACAATGTTAACGGCTCTGACACTGCTCAGATCGGTTGGGTTGAAGTTACGACTGAAATGGGTACTAGTGGCTACATGTGGTATTTAAAGTCTGAGCACGAGTCTCGTCTACGTTTTGAGGATTACCTAGAAATGTCTATGGTTGAATCTGAAAAAGCTCAAAGTACTTTCAATGCTCCAGTTGCTAATGGCGGTCAGGTTATTGCTGGTACACAAGGTTTATTCTCTTCACTAGAGGAGCGTGGATTGGTTTACAACAACTCTAACTTTGGTGCAGCAAATGGTGTTGGGCTTGCTGAGTTTGACGCTATCCTTTCTGAGCTTGATAAGCAAGGAGCAATTGAAGAGAACATGATGTTCTTAGATCGTGCAACTTCTTTGGCTATTGACAATATGCTTGCTGCTCAAAATTCTTACGGAGCTGGTGGTACTTCTTACGGGGTATTCGACAATTCTGAAGATATGGCTTTGAACTTAGGTTTCTCTGGATTCCGTCGTGGTTCTTATGACTTCTACAAAACAGATTGGAAATACTTGAATGATTCTACAACTCGTGGATCTATCGGTGACATCGAAGGTGTTATCGTACCAGCAGGTACTTCTACTGTATATGACCAACAATTAGGTCAGAACATATCACGTCCGTTCTTACACGTACGTTACCGTGCTTCTGAAGCTGATGATCGTCGTATGAAGTCTTGGGTTACTGGTTCAGTTGGTGGTAACTACACTAGTGATGTTGATGAAATGAACGTACACTTCCTTTCTGAGCGCACTATCTGTACTCAAGCTGCTAACAACTTCGTGTTGTTGAAGAAAACAACTAACGCATAAGCGTTAACATTTTTTGGGAAAGCTACCTCTGTCATTGTGATGGGGGTAGTTATTACCTTTTACTATTTAATTATATTATATCATGGCAACAGCTAAAACACCCGCGGCTAAAAAAGTCGCACCAAAAGCAAAGGTTGAAACATATGTAGAAGCAGAACCAGAAATTCTAGCTACAATACAACCGCAAGCACAAAATAAAATAAAGGAAGCAGAAGAATGGGTTTCTAAAGATCGCTTATATGAATTAGCAAGCGGCAAACAGCCTTTGGTATTTACAGTACCAACAATGCATTCTGCTAAAAGCCCTTTACTATACTTCGATAAAGAACAAGGTTACGCTAGAGAAATACGGTATGCAACAAACCAAAGATCACCGTTTGTTGACGAGCAAGTAGGAACAGTAACGCTTGGCAGAATTGTTTTAAGAAACGGGATACTGAGAGTACCCAAAGAACAAGTTGCTATGCAAAAGTTTCTAGCTGTCCATCCGTTTATTTTGTCCGGCATAATAACAGAATACAAACCAGAAACAATTGCGGAATACGAGATTGACTGGATTGAATTAGAAATGGATGCTTTAAATACGGCGAGAGACATGGATGTCGATTTAGCTGAAGGTATTTTGCGCGTTCAAAGCGGCTCTAAGGTATCTGAGCTGTCCTCTAAGGAACTTAAAAGAGATTTACTTATATTTGCACGTAAACAACCTAGACTGTTCTTAGAACTGGCTAATGACGACAACGTACAATTAAGAAACATTGGGATTAAAGCTACAGAGCAAGGCATCTTAAGGCTATCCAGTGATCATAGAACATTTATGTACGGAGAAACTGATCGTAAAATTATGACGGTTCCCTTTGATGAGCACCCTTATTCAGCACTTGCTGCATACTTCAAAACAGATGAAGGAATGGAAGTGTTGAATGTGATTGAAAAACGACTATAAGTCAAATAAGTGGAGGCTGCTGTTGTGGTCTCCACTTTAATCAACAATAAAAATTATGAGCGTAAGCGTAGACACTGTTTATCAACGAGTATTAAGTATACTCAATAAAGAGCAACGAGGGTATGTTACGCCTCAGGAATTTAATCTATTTGCCAATCAAGCGCAGATGGATTTATTTGAGCAATACTTTTACGACATCAATCAATTTGGTCGTATGCATGGTAATGATACGGAGTTCTCCGACATGCTCACTCTTCTAAACGAAAAAATAAATATCTTTGAGGTTACCGCGCCTATGACCTATGCTGCTAATTACTGGACACCGCCAGCTAATTTGTACAGGATAGGTACAATTATATATAATAGTATAGAAGTAGAACGCATTAACCAAAACGAATTCTTATACATAAATCAGGCGCCATTAACAAAACCTAATAACACTAGGCCAATATTTGTTTCAAGTGCAGCTGGCTACAAAGTATATGGCACTGCTGAATTAACTACAGGCGTAACGTGTAACTATATTAAAAAGCCTGCTACTGCTGTTTGGGGATACAACACGGTATTGGGAGAAGCACAATACAACTCTTCAACTTCAACCGACTTTGAATTACATGGTTCAGAAGAAACTGAATTAGTTATTAAAATATTAGAGCTCGCTGGTATATCTACTAGAGAACTGCAAATGTATCAAATCGCAGCAGGCATGGAAGCTCAGAATACTCAACAAGAAAAATCTTAATAGATGGCATTATTAAATCAAACTAACGAAGCTTACTACCTAGGTCCTGACGGCGTATGGGATAGTGGCGATGAAAATTACGGTGATTACCAGTTTGTCAGTCTTAAGGATATGGTGAATAACTTTATGATTGCCTATGTAGGCGAAGATAAAATTATAAGCAAGATTAAACGTACTGACGTAGCTTTTCACGCACAACGTGCTATTCAAGAGTTTAGCTTTGATACGCTGCCTTCTCAAAAAGCATATGAGATAGAAGTGCCACCCGCGTTATATATGATTTTACCACAAGACTACGTAAATTACGTAAGGCTATCGTGGACGGATCAGCAAGGCATTGAAAGAATTATCTACCCAACTCGCAACACAAGTAATCCAGAAGCTATTGCTCAGGATAATGATTTTGAATACACATTTGATAACGACGGTAATATTGTGCAGGCTGACCAGTCTGAAACACTAAAGCGTTTTAATGCTAACTATTACCAGCCTAATCCAAACAGTAACGACTTAAACAACCTTACTCAAGGAGATTTGTTTAATCTATACAGATATGGTAGACGTTACGGCTTAGAGCCAGAACAAGCACAGTCTAATGGTGTATTTTACATAGATCAGCTTAAAGGTATCATGCATTTTAGTTCTAACCTAGTTAATAAGATTCTTACTTTAAAGTACATCAGTGATGGCTTGGGCACAGAAGAAGAAATGCGTGTACACAAATTTGCTGAAGAAGCGGTGTATAAATACATTACTCACGCAATTTTAGGAACAAGAGCTAACACCCCTGAGTACCAAGTAGCAAGATTTAAAAAAGAAATGGTCGCCGCTAAGCGCAACGCTAAATTGCGCATGTCTAATCTTAAGATATCGGAATTAGCGCAAGTAATGAGAAACCAATCCAAGTGGATTAAACACTAATATATGGCTAAGCTACAGCATACATTTATCCAGGGCAAAATGAACAAAGACCTTGATGAAAGGTTGGTACCTAACGGACAATATCGCGATGCCCAGAATATTCAGGTAAGTACATCTGAAGGATCTGATGTAGGCGCCGTAGAAAATATACTTGGTAACACTATAAAGAACTTAAGAAGCACTGGGCCAGATGTGTTTTGGGGAACTAATTTTGGACTACAGCAAACGCCCGCCTGCATAGGGGTTGCTAAAGATTCACAAAATGAAAAAATATATTGGTTTTTAGCTACCGACCCTGACGGTGTAAATCCAACAAGCGCTATTGTTGAGTTCGACCAAACCACAGGTATTGTGGCCCCCATACTAGTTGATGTAAATGGTGTATTAAACTTTAATAAGTTAAACCTTATTACAGGTGTTAATATATTAGAAGGCTTGCTTTACTGGACAGATAATCTTAATGAGCCTAGAGTAATAAACATAG